TTTGCCATGAAATCTTCTTCACTTTGAGAAGTATTCTGTATTTCAGACTGAACCATTTGAAAAAGCTGATTAGCCTTTTCCTCCTCCTTCTCAGAAATGGAAGTAGGATTAGTCACAATCACTCTGTAGTCAAACCCTCTTGTACGCTCCTCACCTATGAGGACATCCAGTTTAGAGTTCATTATAGGGTAGTGCTGAATTTTTTCAGGCACATAATCTACGTCTTTCACTCCTTCTGGATTAACTACAAGTTGAAGGTCTTTCATGTGCAGGATGCCATTGTAGAGGTCATAGTTGATTCTTTTACTATAAGCACTCTTTCTGATGGCTTCTCCGTCAAAGAGGGATTGATTATCTGCCCAATCTACAACAGATTTTCTCCATGCTTTACCCTTAGCAGAGAAGGGAAGTTGTTGTCTCGGAAAACCTTTACTTAACATATTCTTCTCTTACTTTAGTTTAACATTTCAGCCGCAAAGGTAAGTAAAAAATCCCATCCACACAATAAGCATAAATGGGATTATTTTACTCATAAAGTTTTTTACTAAATTTACTGACCATCATAATTACTCTCAAAAAATGGGTCATGCGCAAGCCCACTACCCATAGGCCTACTGTCTCTACTGGCCACATTTCCCTGATATAGAATCATCTTTTCTTCCCTGTATAGCATAGCCATACCTAAAGCCCTAACTCGGTCTACGTTTATATCAGGATTACATAGAATAAGCTCTTTAAGTAAAGCCCTATTACGGATGAAGAACAGGTTGCTTACAGTTACCTCTTTTTCTTCATCTCCATCCTTGATAGTAGTAGTAACTGGTTTTAAGAGCCAATTCCTGATTAAGTCATCAGCATACTTGTTAATAGGCAAAGTTGCATTTACACCCTTTGCTGTATTACCATAGCCAGTAAACTTAATTAATTGCTTATCTCTTAGATATTCAGGTGTATCAGCAAGTAGGTGGGTACAATTGTGTGCTGAGAAATAGGCGAATATACCTTTCTTATTTTGCTCATAAAGGCACTTGGCATTGTAGAGTAAGCATAAGGCTCTAACTATTTCAAAGTTCTCATCAGCATAATCCTGCCTTCCTGTATATTCAGCCACTATTCTATCAGTGAATAAATCAAGCACTATGGTAGATGTAAGTGACACTGAATCAGCAACATCATGGTCTACAGGGTCGTGGCCTATGATATACCTGTCTGCATAAGGCTGTCCTTGTGGATTCTTTTCAGGCATTTGGAAAATCTCGACCGCCCCCTTAATACTATTATCTTTCTTTACAGGGTATTCCCTTATGGGAATATCACTCGTAGGAATGAATTTAGCTTCCCCATTTTTCTCAATAATAACGGTTCCAGTAAGAACATCATTATATTCACTTGGATTAGCATCAAGCTGATTTAACCTCTCAGTAAGTGGTGCAACAGGAAATATATTACCCTGAGTTCTTAGGATTGCTTCCTGAGGGGTAATAGGGATTTCGGCAATAGCTTTGGTAATGGAGTTAATATCACTTGAGTTATACTTAATCCTAAATCTATCTGCGAGGATTTCAAGAATAGCCTTTGTTACATCTGAGTTTCCATTTTTATCATAGCACCCTTTTCTATTGATGTATCCAGGGAAGAAGAATGTTATTGTAGGCCTTCCTCTGCCCTCTATATCAAACACATTATTTAGAGCTAACATCCTGTAACCGTTAGGATTATATACAATCTCAGCAGCCCCTGAGAAGTCTGATTCATCATCACCCGCAGTATTGTGTGTTATAATGTTATTAGCTAAATAAGTGTGAGATACGCATGAAGATAGGTTATACACTTCCTTTTCTCCAAGATATTCAATAGATGTTATTTTGTTGACTATCAAATCTTTGCTAAAATTTTGCGGAACCTTAGATGGATTATCTTGATACCAGTTATAAGCCTTCTCCAAGTTTTTAGCCTTGTGTGGTACAAGAAGCATAAGGTGCTTATATAGGTATTCAATATTAAACCTACCTGCGCAAGTCAACGTGTACCAAGGATTCTTATCTTTTCTATCTTTTCTGATTCTTGGTTCAGTTTTATGGATAGAAGATAATACACCTATTTTCCTGAGTAGAAACTGAATTTCCTCAAGTATCTCTCTGTGGCTTTGAGTTATAGCTACAGACGAATTGAGTTTGTTGAAAAATACGCAACCATCAGTATCTATTAATCCTGAAAGAAGGAGTATTGTATCTTCATATGTAAGAGTCTGGTAATTATCAGGAAGCCTCTTTTTAGCTTTGGTTTGCCAATAAACTCCTATTTTGCGTAATTCAGGGCAGATTCCTTTGACCCTAATTTCCTCATAATTCTTACCCTTTTTACTTTTGTGTCCAGCACTAAGACTCCAGTCATATGAATCCTTAATGTAATTCAACAATTCCTCATCTTCTGAGCTAAATACCGGGGTATTGTCAAATCCATAAGTTCCATCACCAATGAGCATTCCAACCAATCGGGCATCAAACAAAGTTGATTCCCCAAAGGCCTTAATCTCTCTTGCCTCACAAACCCTATCTCCAATTTTCAAATATTTGGCTTCCTTGAAAACCTCATAATAGCTCCTCATTCTTTTTGAGGGGTCTTTCTTGTTTCTTGGATTAAACAGCTTCTGAATCAATATAGGATGGTCTTCAGAGCACTCTATTGAATTTCCGTTAGATGTAGTTATTCTATAGCAAGGCTTTAATCCTTTCCTTATGACCTGACCTATTGGCTCTACTGTAATTCCATTGGCATAAGTTCCAATTGAGTCCTTTATAAATCCATACTTAGAATAACCTATAATACCATCTTCTTTTTTCAGGTCTTCAATGTTGATATATCTTCCGTCAGGAGTCCAGACCTTAGTACCTGCACAGCAACACCCAATCAAGTACATCTGGCCGAATGAATATTCACCCTCCTGCACAGATGGAATCATAATATTATAAAGCTCAAGCACATTTTTGAATGAACCAAACTCCTCAATGACTATAAAATGCAAACGCTTACCACGAACTTTAGAAGGGTCATCTTTAGCTGATACACCATAAACCTCATTAAGAGTTCCTTTAGCTGTCCCAGTATCAAGGTCTCTATAACCCATAGTCCAAGTCATATCTGCCATTGAAGATTTCAATCTCTTGCTTGGCCATTGGGTATTCTGGGCAAGGAAGTCAATATAAGCCTCAAATTTATTCAGGATTCCATCAGATGTAAGATACTGTTTCTGGTAAGCTGTAGCCATACATTTTACCCTTTCACAGATTTCATCAGATTCACCCAAAACAAACAGTTTAGCCATTATTGCAGCCATTGAGAGTGATTTGCTGTTATGAGTGGTAATAAAATCTCCAATCAGATAACACGATGAATTATTATCAACAGTTACGCATTTGCATCTCTCCTTGTGACTCCATTCTATATTGACAATTGTAGACCAATCTCTATTGCTTCTGCTATATGTGGATTCAAAATTTGTTAGTAATTCATACTTTCTTTTGAGATTGAAAATCTTATCATTAGTATAAATTCTAACTATGTGAGAATTAAGGCATTGCTTAAAATCTCCATTCTTATCCTTATAGCCAGATGGTTTTACGCTCTGCAAGCAATTATATCCAAGGCTCCTTGCAAGGAAAGCTATATTATCAGCAAGCCTCTTGGATGAGACTCCAATAATAGGGATGCCATTGTTGTCTACAAATCCATCTGCATCCATAATCCCCTTGAGCAGGTTTAGTCTTACTTTTCTTGAATTAAAGATGTAACAATCAGGAATAAATTTTCCCTCTGATTTCTTCATGTACAATCCAAGTTTTTCAAGGACTCCTCTTGCATCAGGAAAGTCTATGTAGTATTGCAAGTAGTTTTTCATCCTCCTTATAGGGTATGGAATTAGTCCTTTATAAGTTTCCATATCTACTTCCTCAGAAGTATAGTAGAATGAGTTCCTGAGTTTGTATGTTCTAAAGCTGCCATCCCCAAGCAATAATCCCATTGTATATGGGTCTATTGGAACTTCTTGCTCATTAAAATCCGCGCCCTTATGGTTTGGAATCTTATAATTAAACTCAACTCCATTTGGATTACGCTCTGATTTACTTCTCTTTTTTGCAAAATCAGTCATCATTTCCTCTGTAGTTAGAGTTTTGAAGCAATGACTGTATTGCCTCCATACTTTCCACAAGTGATTTCCTGAGGCTTCTACTGTTCTGCCATCTTTTAATGTAATCTTGTAAATATCCAAAAAACCATCATAAGGAATATCTATTACAGTAGTTGGCTTTCCATCGTCTCCAAACAAAGTGTCACCAATCTTAATCTCGCCCCATGATTTACATCCTGAAGGAGTGTAAACTACCTGAGAATATGGATGAGCCTTTCCACGACTGGAGATTTCACACCCATGTTTTCCTTGCTCTCTTGCTTGTTCTATGTAGTGCATACGCCAATAAATACCCTCCCAGAACTCAGGAAAGTCAATAACACGAGCACCTCTCTTAGAGCCTTTAACTGTTTTAGTTTGAGGGATAGGACAATAATTCAAAAAGAAATACAAGCTGCCAGGAATCCATTCTCCATCACTTTCTCTTACATAACCCTCTCTGCATCTTCTGATTTCCTCATAGCACCATTTACCATATTCACTATTAGGATTTGGATTGGGCCTCAGGAAAGTATAGCATCCATTCTTCTGGTAGAAGATAGCCGCTTGCCTGAAGTAATCCATATCTTCAAGTATATGAGGTCTGGTTATGTCAACCTTGATTCTGCCTTTTTCATCCCTCTCTAAATCCTTAGCTCTGGGCCTATCTCCTATGAGGTACTTGATAAAAGGCACTGTATTTACAAACTCATAGAATTGCTCCTGAACCTCAGTAGGATATGAAAATAACTCAAGCTCCTCAGGAGTGGATTGAAATTCATTGAGTTTAACCGTTATAGCGTTTAAATCCATCATCAAATAAAGTTTTCTCGTTTCCTCCTCTTGCTCTACCTTCTTCCTCAATTTCCTTAGTTACAATTCTCTCAGCCTCTATTACATCCTTTGCAAGCTGAGGAACTTGCCTGATAGCTTGGGTTATAGAATTGATTGTATATTTAGGCTTACCCTTATCATCAACATCATATAGGTCAATATTCTCAAGAAACTCAGAGAGCTTATCTACGGCAATCTTAGTGCTTTGAAGTAGCTTGTAGCTACTGGTAATAATATGAGCCTTATATATGTCAATAGCTTCCTTGAGGTCTTTCTCTATTTTGAAGTCAAGCGGTAATCCCTCCTGTTTGAGGATTTCCCTGAATCTTTCTTCCTCAGATACTATATAGCTATAACTACTGCGAGGGTCAACCAGGAAGTAGAGAATTGACAATTGCTGCATAAATTTCTCCTTATTCTTGGTTTTATCCTTGTTGTATAGATCTCTTATAGGCTTAATCAGGAAGGCCTCCTGAGTAGGCTTAATTTCGTATTGTATGTATTCTATTAAGTGCATATATAACTAAAAAGCCCACCCCGAAGGATAGGCTTGGATTTATTAAACAATAATATCTGTTGGGGGCATTATAATTGTGGATGCTTGCTTGGGAAGTTCAACCTCCTCCTCCTCAAAGGCAGTAATGACATAGTTGATATCCCTATCCTGGAGGTGAAGATGCTCCTCACCATTGATTTCAACAAAGTCAAATTGATAACCTACAATAGGATTTCCACCAGCAACATCCTGTCTAATGGAGTCTTTGTCATACTTCTTAACAGCATATCTGATAGGGTTAATGTTGACTATATCTCCAACATTGATATCCCTTACCGCTGAACCAACTGCAATAACCATCTGGTTTTCTTTCAATGTTCCCTGCTGCTTTGAAGCATCAATGATTCCATTCTTTGTAGCATCTTCCTCATATTTCTCGGCAGTAACAATGATGCTGTTAAACAGAGGCTTGATTGCTTTTACTTTCATTATCCTCATAAAACTTCTTGATTTTCTTGATGTTCTCAAATCTTCTTTTCACTCTCTTAATAATATCAGGAGAAGTGTACAGTTTGCCCAAGGAAGATATATTTATACTACTTCTGAGGTTTTGAAATTCCTCAAGGCTTAAATCCTCAATATTGGATTCCTTAATATCTTGTTTCTCTATATGTTGCTTAATCTTCAACCAATAAGCACTGTACACTTTCTTGACAGTATTAGGTTCTAACCCAAGTTCTTTAGCGAGCTTTTCTATTTCCGACTTCATGGCTTCAAATCAAAATATAAAAGCAAATGAGCACTGTTATTTTCCTCATTAATCTTAGGGATAAGTCGAGGATTAATAGTGTTATTTACTATGATTTTGTTCTTTCTAAGTTTACCAATGATAATCTGAAAATGCTGGAGAGAAATATTACATTCAGTTCTAATCTGCTTCTTAGTGTCCTCATTCATCAGAATTTGGTCAAGCAGATTGCTGTCACTAATCTTCTTTGAAAGCTCATATCTCTTTTTCAAGAAGCAAGCAGCTATGTCAATTTCTCTGTCAGTTAAATTATGAACAGGCCTTAGAAATTCCAACCAATAGCGAAAGAAATTCTTTTCTAAAGAGGAGGGTATTGGAATTACTTTGTCTACCCCCCTCATAACTAAGCCTCTGTTTCTGATTCAGCTTTATCCTCGACTGCCACAGGAGCAGGAGTAGGATACATAATCTCCGAAATCTCCTTAACAGTTTTCTCGAAAATTTCCACTGGGAATGAAGCTCCGCACTCAAGAACCTTGAATAGAAATTCCAGACGAGCAAACATCTGCTGGCGGTTAAGGTTCTCAATATGAGCTTTCATGCGTTCATTCTGTTCGCTAAGCTGCATACATACATTGTTCAATTCCTCGTAGCTAAGTTTCTTCTCTTCCATTTTTTTAATATCCAGTTAAATAATTAAAACCATATTTATCTTCGTACATCTGTACCCACTTATCAATAGTGGTTTCTCCTATATCAGTGTTGGAACAATCCTCACAGTAAAGGAGATTTAGTGAACCAGCATCCCGAACTCTCAGGGATAAACAATCTTTGCAATAAAAGATGGGTTCATCATCATACTCAGGTTTGAGTTTCCGCTCCATCATCCTTGTAGTAAAATATCTTATAACCAACAGACCCTCGTACTTGCTCAAGCAGAACAATGTCATCTTGCTTGATTTCTAATTGATTTACAATCTGAACAAGATGCCTGTCATTATTAGCTAATGCTACTGCAAATTTTCTCATTTTGCCTCTGCAAATTTAAGTGCCTGTTTGAGCAGCTTGACATAAGACTTAACATCTTTATCCTTATGAAGCCCATGACGCTCAACAATATCCTTGATTACTACACTCAAACTAACCATCTGCTGCATATACTGTCTAACAAGATGGTCTTCCAACTCAGGAGTCATACAAGTTTCAATAGTTTCTTCCATAATATAAATTTTTAATTATGCGGCAAAGATAAGTAAAATACTTTAAATACGCAAATATTTTTGTAATTATTTTTCTTTAGGGCAAAAAAAATGTGGATAATCACTTACCCACATTCACGAAATCAATCATCAAGAAGTTATGCTTAGGGTTCTTCAGGTAATCCCTCTTAGTTTTCCTATTATGCAGAATAGCATACAGATAAGGAAATAAAGCATAATGACTACTATCATTATGATAAGAAGCATAATCCTCCTTGCAAGTGCACTTAGTTTTATCAAAGTCATATATAATCTCAAATGTCGGTTTAACCAATCCCTCTTGCCACTCAATATTAGGGTACTTAACTTTCCAATACTCGCAGAGGTTGTAGAATCTCTCCCTGCTGAATTTATTTGGATTCTCAAGTACCACCCTTGCAAAAATAGGGTCAGCTTTTGGAGAGTACGCATTTATAGTATTAAACCTCCACTCCACTGAATCCTGATACTCAATTTTCCCATGTGCAAAGCAGTAGTTACCATCATCCTTAATCTTGATTCTGAAGTCTAAAAATCGTACACCTTTATGTATTATCTGTGTCATCACAGGCTCTGATTGGCATTTCCCAATCCAATTAAACAGCCTCATCCACCATTTCTTTGGTTTCAAATATGACATTGTATTGTGGCTACCTAAATAATTCTCCATCATAGCTTGAGTTTATCTGCGACCTTTAAAATATCCTGTAAGCACCTTGCAGTCCATTCTACTAAAGGTTCATCATTATTACTTGCAGTATAGCATCCTTCTCCGAAGATAGCATGGGTAATCTCATGCAGTAGGGTTCTCTGGAGGACTCTGTTGCTGAATTCCTTCCCATTAGCACTCTTTCTGGCAATCATAATAGTCTGGCTATCAAAGAAGCACCTGCCATAAATAAGCTCATCCTTATTCTCGGTATCTTCAATCATATCCACAAACTCCACCTGCCATTCATCCCCCATGAGGTTGAACTTGAAATTTTTTGTATTCATATTATCATAAAAAAATAAGGGCAACCAGAAGCAAGGCTCCTATTTAATTATCCTTGTCACTCCTGATTGCCCATGAAAAAAATATTCCCTGCCATTAAGGCTTCTTACGATTTCCTTTATTATCAAACTCACAAATTGTGAAGCCAATTTTCCTTGGCTTAATCCTCATATGCTTGGCAACCAATGATTTCATATCCTTGGTTATATTAGCAGCACCATTGTCATAATGTACGAAAAACATCATAATTGTTATTTGTTTAAATTTGGACACAGCATCCCTTTTAAATACCACTTAATGAGGGTTCGGAGAAGTTAAGCATCCAGAAGTGTAAGTTTACCACTAATTTCTCCTGGAAGGATAAATGCTTTATTTTTAAACACAAGTATCCCTAAGAGATTTTTCTCATCCCCAGTTACCCTTCCGAGTGAACTTTTCCTACAACTTTGATTGATGGCGGTTTACCCCAAAGCTCCTTTTACCCTCAGCATCTTTCACATTCTCATCAGCAGGAGACATCAATCTATATGTAGGAATTTGTGTCAAGGTCTTACACTATACTGAGTCCTATTACTCAAGTGCCATCCCTTAGCAAGCCAGAATCTAATATAAACTTGGGTTATTTGCTTTCTGGCTGAACTTTACAAAATGAGAAGTTTTGTAAGCACGTACAAAGATAAGTAAAATATTTGAATTATGCAAATGAGTGTAGAAAGTACACTTATAAATTACAATGCTGTTACAAATTATTTCTTCCAACTTCTACCCATTCCTATGCGGTCTTTTGGGCCTAAGAATACATCACCTACATTTTCCATTTTACCAAGCTCTCTCTTTGACTTAACTAAAGTTGGATTTAATAGTTCAAACAATTTATATGCAAATCCGGCATCTCCATCTATAATTTTGCCTTGAAGTTCATTTCTTTTAGCAACCCTGCCTGTAGCCTGATTCCATGCGGATTCTTCTACTGGAGTCATTAGGTCTTTAAACATTTTTTGCCCCTTAGGGCCTCTTGACATACTTAACTCCTGTAAATTAATTGTAGGAGCATCTACTGTATTCAAATACCCAAGATACCTATTTACAGTCTCAGGAGTTAAGGCTTCATTGTATGGCAAGAAGTTTCCATTCTCAAATTGATGTCCACCCTCTGCCTCTCCAAACCTATTGAATAATTCAGTCCTATGGCCAGCTCTTTCAGTATTAACTTTGTCTACTATTTTTGCTACTTGCTCGCTTGGCTGGTGGGTTATCAATACTCTCTCCATAGTCTTATCGCCGAAGTATGGCCCATAGACAGCTTTTAACGATTCATCAGAGTCATAAATCTTTTTTCTTGCTGAACTCTCTACGCCTTTATATATATTTAGCATTGGCCCAAGCATATTTCCGTCAACTTGTTTTGCCTTAAATGCCTTAATTTGCTCCATAGGTGGTAGGCTTGGGTCTATTCCAAAATCAGTGTGAAGGTCAGCTACAGTGCCTCTTGAAATACCATCAACAGTAGAGAGTCCAGTTGAGAATCTATTTGGAATATTGTCTTCAAGCGGATTTTCTCTTGTACTTTTCACTCCACCATTGTTTGAGGTATACAATCCACCATCTGTTCCAAGTTGGTCTCCACCTAATCTGTCCCCTCTTGAATTATATGCAGTAGTTAGGACTTCTTCAGCTTTCACAGGGTCATTTATATCAGCGATAGCCCTCGTACTCCTACTTTGCCTTTGGATGAACTGAGCAGCAGTAGTTGCACTATTTGGGTCTAATCCCATTTTATTGCAGAATGATATGTACTCAGGAGCAATAAGTTCATATTCGCTTGTGTCATATCCTTTTGCTCGCATTTCCAGTATATCATCTCTGTAATAAACCATCCTTGCTTTTGCCTTCTCATCTATTGCTCCTTTGATGAGGCCTCTTTTCATATCATCAGTTATCACATTATCCCTCAATGTTTTGCCCTTTGCGGCCTCCATCACTCCATTGGTATAGCGTCTATCTTCGATGAATTTATCGTTTGATTTTCCCTCGTAAGAGTTAAATCTCCTTCCAGCTTTATCGTAAGTCCTTTTTGCATTCCTAATTGGCCTCATGGCTTCATTGACACCTCTTCCTATTGATGTCATTAGCCTTCCTGCAATGACATCCTCTACTCCTAATGCTGGAGCCATAAGATAGAATAAGTCATTGCTTGGGTCAATAGCCTGAGAGCCAAATATGCCAGAATCTCTTACAGGAGCACCCCACTGATTTGTATACCAGTATTTCTGAGATGAAGGATTTAAGCTCATCATATCTCCAGCATTAGGCATTGCTGCAACAGTAGGGTTAACTCCATTATTCTGGGAGGAGAATGTTGAACTATTATTTGAATTACCTTGTATAGGTCTACCAGTAGCATCAACATAAACCTGGTAATCAGGCATAGTGTTTATCACATCTTGTAAGGGCCTCTTATTTCCTGAGGCATCAGTAATTTCAGATATAGTACCCCAGTCGCTAATCTGAGAAACAGGTTTAGTAAAATAACCCTTCATAGGAGCTACTTGATTCTGCTCTATATTAGTAAATCCTGCATCATCGAATTTGTTAGCTTGCTCATAAGCCTCAGCAATAGCATCAATATCCCTTATTTCATTAGCAAGAGCTAATTGAATATACTGATTCCTTTGGCTCATAGTAAGTTTGTTCCACTTCATAATTTTAAATGTATTTTAGCCAGTTATATAATTTCCTATTTTTTGAGTAGTCTGAATCTTTCTGATTTTCATAAGCCTCTTTCTCAAAGGAGATAGCCCTATATGCCTTCTTGTGGTGTTGGCAAGCCAACAGTCTTACAAGATATTCCAGGAAGTAGATGATGTAAAATGGGATATAGAGAAGCTCTCTCATCTGCTTAGTATGGATGTATTCGTGATTTTTAGTTATATAGGACATATTCTTTTTGTAGAAAACAATTCCAAAAAGATTGATTGCATTAAAACTCCCGAAAGGAATAATGTTATTTTTAATAGTTATCATATGTGTATAGTTTGAGTGCAAAGGTAATAAACTTCTATGAATCAGTCAATATAGTTATGTAGGATGCTTTATGGGTTATAATGGAATTTTTAAAAATAAAATTTTCTATTTTTTTGAAAATCCTAAGAACTTATGGGAGTGGGGGATAGCCACCCCAAACCCTCCCCTGCCTTCGGCACTTGGGTATGTACCCCCTCCTTGTGTCACAACCCTTGTATGGGTTGGTAATTTGTGGGGTACGCAACTTTAATACTTACAATCATGGCGGACATCAAATCTCGCAACAAACAAACAGCTAAAAAGTACATCATTGACAACCAAGCAGTCCTTGAAGTTGGCCTTAATGCAAAAGGCAAACATTACTTCATTTGTGGAAGCAAGCGTGGATATTGCTCACCTCGTGCGGCAAAGGAAACTGAACTTAAGAATCTTGTTATAGCTGAATGCTCAAATGATGATGGTAAAACATGGGTACCAACCCTAATGCTTGCTGGAGGTCAAATTATTCGCACCTTTGGTGCTGAATTGCTGGCTGGACAACAGCGCACAGTTGCCACAGTTGGTGAAGCAAGTCAGGTGTAAACCTTGCTTGTTCCACCTCTGTGGAAACACATCATTTGATACACAAACTGGGTGCTAAGTGGCTGATAATCACCACCATGCACTCAGCTTGTGTTTTGCAACCAACCATGAAAATTGATAGTATTTAAAGTACATAACTAAATATACCGAATAAAAACAAACAACTAAATACATAAATCAAATGAAAGAATTATCAATTCAGACAGACATTAAGGTATTAGCCGAACAACAGTACGCTATGAACCTTGCAACAATCACTTGTGTAGAACATTTAAATAGAATGTTAAACTACATAATTCGTGATGCACAAGAGTATAAACTCATCTCAATGAACAAAGGTAAAGCATTAGATTTTATTGCTGAACAATGTGCGGAATATGCAAAAGACAAAGGTACAAATGTACATACATTTGTAAAAAGAGTAATGTTAGAACTCACTATTGGCCGAAAATTGTATATGGAATATGACCCACAAAAGTCATATTTGCACATTAAAATCAGCATAATTCAAGAAACTGAACGCTTAATTGTATCAAAATGCTAATCTTTGCCATTATCCTATATGTGTTGCTGGTATTCACTGCCAGCAGCACTTTCATTCTATTCATATATGCTATAATAGAGTCTAACAAGCCAGAACTATTTGATTATGGTTGGTTTAATATACCATTCACAATAATATCAATACTATTTGTGATAACAATAACAGTTTTGGCAACAATAGACCAATTCAACTTATAACATATAACAAAAACAACAACAAACAATAATAATTTAAAATTACAAGACAATGAAAACAATCAAAATGACAACAGTTCGCAATTCTAACTTAGTAGAAAAATATCACATTGACTTCAAGGATACCAACTACTATGATTGGGTAGAATTAACCAAAGAATTGCTCAAGGATATGAAGTTCAACCAATTCCTTGCTGGAGAAGCCGAAGGATTAGATGTCCTATTCCACGACCTATTTGATAATTACCAATACAATGACCAAACCATCATTGAAACAATCATTCAGTTGCTGGACACAGTAGTAGACCAAAGAGAATTTTCTTTGGTATATAGATATGACGAATATCCAATAGATGATTGCATAATGCCCGATTATCTGACAGTGGAAATCCACAAGAATAAGCGTGTAGCAACACTAACTCACAATTATTCAGTAGAGCGTGATATCCGCTAATATCTATTTGCTAAGCACACTTGCAGGACATTGGCTTCCTGTGAGTGTTGCTGACGCAAACTCACCCAATACCAGACAAAAATATTAATATTCAAATAAATAGAGTCATGAAAACAAGAAAAGTAACAGCAACAGGAATAGAAGTCATCAGAGACAAGAAGACAGTTATCAAAAAGATGGGTCACAGAACCATATTTATGATAACATTTGCCACTGTAGAGCAAGCCAAACATGAGTTCAGTCTACACAGACAGGCTTATGGTAAATTGATATAAGAATAATTCTGTATTGCTATATTCATGTTAAATTAGCTGAAATATTTGCACATTTAAAATATTGTAATTATATTTGCACTGTCATTTTTGATTAATAATATTTTGTGTGAATGTCGGATTACCTCACAGTCTGGGAAGATAGTGAGGTTTATTATTTGCTCCTTTAGCTCAGATGGATAGAGCAACAGCCTTCTAAGCTGTGGGTCATAGGTTCGAGTCCTATAAGGAGTACAATTCATATTAATATTAACTCAAAAAACAACAAGATTATGTGGGCAGAAGAACAAGATTGGTTTGGCCTTGAAGATGTAGTAACAGATTCCAATCTCTATTATTGTCAATTGTTAGACAATAAAGCATGGGAATGTAAAGATGGCACAGTAATATTCATTACTAATATGGATACAAAACACATATTAGCTTGTATGAGACTGATTGCACACTCTAATTTTACATGGAGAGAAGAATTTATACCACTATTCAAAGAAGAATTAGCCAAACGAAATTACCGAAAATAGATGGTATTATGGGAATTTAGATACGTTGGTTTTGTTTTATACCATTGTCTGTGAAGATAGTGGTATTCTTATTTTCACTTCTCATTTGAGTAGTTGAAATCGGGTGTTGTATGCTCAAGATAGTGTGCATCACCTGCATTTGGCTGATTAGCTCAACTGCACAGAGCAATGGTTTCCTAAACCATAGGTTAGGGGTTGGAGTCCCCTATCAGCTACTATTATTGAGTATAATGTAATGTAATAGAATTTCTACTTCAGTAGATATTGTAATTATTGAGTTGTTACATAGACATTCTCAGAGTGCAAGTCTCTGATACTCAGCATATTATTGATTGTAATTATTGAGTTGTTTGATGTTAATATTGATTGAGTGGCTATTCTTGATTGTGATAATTAGGGATAGCCTTTTTTTATCAATATACATTAAATATACAATAATTATGCAATTCACGTACAACATTGGTATTTGATTTATGTGTTATTTGATAACTATTTATCCTCTTGTTTGGGAAAATAGGAGGATATAACTAATCGCATTATGGTGTTTAATTTTGTGTTTATTTACATACTCTTGCTTGGGAAAGTAGGAGTATTTCTTTTTGAAATAACTTAATAATAATATATATGATAGTAAATTGGACTAAAACAATTGGTCTTGCATCAGTTCTCCTTGCAGGAGTTGGTGTAGGACACTGCTCCTCTCATTTGTTTGATGACAATTCTAAATCAGAAGAACAAATAGAGAAAATAGTTGACACTCAAAATCTGGCAGTAGATAGCTATGAATTTGTGTACAACTATATCTGCGAGATATTAAAGGGTGCTGAAGGTGCTGACTATTATGGCAATACCTTTAATATTGATGATTACAACTGGTTTAAGGAGGCATATGACCCTAATAAAGGGGAATATGATAGACTGCCTGGAATGATGGGTTTAATCAGCCTATTTAATTCTGAAAGACCGGAAGTAGGACTCTTGGTAGTGCATATGGCTGCTGAATCTAATTTAAAGATATCAGAAATAGTTTCATCTGCATTACATATAATGATACAATAATGAGGTATATTGTATTATTAGCTATTTTAGGGCTTATATCATGCAATATTGATGAGCCTGATTTACCTCAAACTCAGTCTGAACAAGAGTCACCTATTCAGGTACAAGATTGGGAAAAACAAGAAATTTATATCGAAATTAACTAAAACAACAAGAAAATGAAGAAAATTATTTTGGCTGTAATAATCTCTATAATAGGGATAACAGCAAGTGCTCAAACAAATGACTCATACTCAGCTCTTTATGAGCTACATCGTGATAGAATATACAATTATTGCAATAGCGATGACCTCAAGTTTGTTAGACAATGGTACACTCGTACTTATCACCCATCAGTATTAAACTCACTAAATACTCAAGGCCAAACGAAAAAATTGACGGATTTGCTGGTATTGAATAATATATGGGACTATACTGTAGAAGAAGCCGTCTATTTCTTTGTTGCAATGAAATGCGCTTATAATGATGAGCGTGTAACTGTAGTTGCATTCAATCTATTAGAGGAGTGTGTTATTGAAAAATTAAAGAAATAAATTAATTTGAAATAATTATGTTTGACCCAATAATATCTTTAGTATCAGGACTTCTTGCAATCTTTTTCTTTATGGGCTTCGTAGGTTACGCTAAAGGCAAAAAGATTTTTGGCTCAGTATTTTGCCTTGGATTAGCTATAACGTTTTTCATTATGGCATTTGCGTATGACCCTGATGCTTTGAGGCATTCAAATGAGGTGATTTATCGTTCTCGTATGTAATAATTATAATTATGTATATAACATTAATAGTCATTAATGGCATTTTAGCCGTTGTATTTGGCGTTATAGCCATAGTGTCAGCATCTAATGTTGATAAAATGCGTAAGCACCTCAGAATCCTCGATGAGCGAAATCCTCAGTATAATACTGAGAAGAAATTGCTCAAAGAGGAAATTCTGAGAGCCTGTGCTGCCTGTGTGGTTTACATAATATTCTTACTTGTAATAGGAGAATTGTTAGGCCATGTCTAAAAACCACTATACAGCAGAAGAAGATAGGGTAATCATGGAGCTTATGATAGAGCACCCTGATTGCCCTCATCAGGCTTTTTATGAAGCCAGCGTCAAACTCAATAGACCATTGAGTAGTATCAGCTCAAGGTATTATAATCACCTTGACAATCCTGAAAGTAAGCACTATCAAGGTAGTGTTTTCATGGCAATAGCCAAAAGACTAAATAATATAGATAAAAGAATTATTCAACAACAAACAATTTAAGAAAATGAACGAGATTAATCTTTGTACTCTTTTGAGAAACTGCATTGGTCAAACATTCTGGACTGATGCTTGGGGTGAGGTAGAGCTAACAAAAATAGACCCAACATTACCCATGTTCCAAATTACTGTTAAGCCTACAAATAACAGATTTATTATTAACGAGCAATACCTCACTAAATACGGTGCCAACTATCCTAATTTACCCTGTATTCTATTTCCATCTAAAGATGAGAGAGATTGGGCTAATTTCAGCCAAATAGATAAAGAAATCAGAAAGGTTTTGGCTGAGATTCAAAATCTTACTGATAGAATCAATCTTGCAGAATTTAGACTTGAGCTTCTCAGACAAGAAAAAAAGAAAGAGCAGGAGGGCTAATAAGATTATGGAATTGGTATATTCACAAGGTTGTTCGGGGGATTATGTGTCCCTCGACAACCAACCTATAGCTGATTTTGTAGAGGAGCACAGCATTGAAGAACTTGAAAAGATATTCTTCAAAGTCCTATCCAAAATCAAGGAAACTAATAGTATCACCTATCAAATGATAATAGATGATGCTATGGAGACTGCAATTATGGAATTAGGAGAATATGAGGATTTTGGACAATGTGAGCAATGTGGTGCTTGGTGTGACCAATACAAATATGAAATAAATTGAGATAGATTGAAAAAGATGAACGAGAATATAGATTTACGAGAAATATTAAAGAATGCTCCTGAAGGTATGGAGTTATATTCAGCTATTCATGGCCCAGTAAAATTTGGAAGAGTCTATACTGGAGTAAATGGCTCGAATTTTTACCCTATTGAAGTATTGGATGATCAAGATTGCGAACAATACTACACAGCAGATGGCAAATATTTTAATTTAGAAAATGCTGAGTGTGTATTATTCCCAAGCAAGGAAAATAGGGATTGGAGTACATTCAAAATTCCAAGATGGAGGGCTGAGAGAGGTAGTCATTATTTCTATGTGACATCATGGGGTGAAATATACAAGGCTGCTGATATATACTCTGGCAATGATGACCAAGCATGGAAATCAGGCAATTACTTTAAGACAGTAGATGAGGCAGTTGAGAGTAAAATTTATAATGCTTTTAATAGAGAATAATTATGAAATATAAAGTAGGGGATAAAGTCAAAGTCAAATCATTGAATTGGTTTAACGAAAACAAACTTAGGGGACACTCATGTGACTATGTTGTAGGTAAGGATGGTAGATTTTTCAGTGATGCAATGGCAGAATATTGTGGTCAAGAGGCCACAATTGCAGAAATAGTATGCGTACATCCTGAGTCCGATGATTATTATCGTATTAACATAGACGATTGTAGATTTCATTGGGATGATTGGATGTTTGAAGATAGTACAATTGACCTTGTTAAAATCCTAAAAGACACTCCTCAAGATACTGAGTTATATTCAACAGCTCATGGTATAGTCAAACTAATCTCAGTGCTTAAACATGGGGAAAATTACCCTATTGGAACAAAGCATAAGAATGGTATGATATACTGGTTTACAGCAGATGGTAAAGCGCTTGATGATGGCGATACAGAAACAATCTTATTTCCAAGCAAGGAGAATAGAGATTGGTCAACATTTAAACTTCCTCGCTGGAGAGCTAAAGAGGGTGAGGAATATTTCTGTGTGTCAGGTCTTGGAAATATTGATAATTATATTGACCAATTTACAGGCTGGGACACTGGCTTGTGGATAGCAGGAAATTACTTCAAGACAGAAGAAGAAGCCAAGAATAGTAAATTCTATAAAGTTTTCCATGAAGAAGAAGGTTAAATATCCGCATATATCCTTATTGAATGGCAAAACAACTATTATAAATCTTAAACAATAATGACAAGAGAAGAAGTTACAAGGGAAATTCTCTCTCTCAACTGTAAAAATCTTGTTTTAGAACTCCCTACGGGCATGGGTAAAACCAAGCAGGCAATAGAGCTTATAAAGTTCTATAAGCCTACAAGAGTGCTGATACTCGTGCCCAAGAGGGTTCTTAAAGATGAATGGGGGAAAGAATTTAAGAAATGGTATCCCGAAAATAAGGAAACTGGTATTTGTGTAGCTTGCTATGCAAGTATAGAAAAATATGCCTTTGAATGGGATATGGTGATATTTGATGAGGCACACCATATATCAGAAAGATGTATAGAGGCCCTACAATCGTTCAAAATCACAAGGTCTATACTTTTATCAGCCACACTCAAACAGGCCCAGAAAAACGCTCTTAGAAACCATTTTAAGAGCATACACTTTTTCAAGGTATCAATGAGGGAGGCTATAGAAGATGCAGTACTGCCAGAGCCTATAATATATAAATATCCTCTACAATTAGATAATCATAGAATCACAGAGTCATTTGTGAAAAACAAAAGAGCCAAAGGGGGAGAAACTACAATATATTATGGACAGCGATTTCTGGCAGTGAAAGACAAAACTACCAAGTATATAGTCAAATGTACTCAGCAGGAATATTATGACCAAGCATCAGAAATGATAGAGTGGTATAAGAAGAAATTCTATGAGATACAAGATGATACATGGAAGAATATGTGGCTTAGAGCTTGTTTAGACAGGCTTGTATGGCTATCTGATATTAAATTACCTATATCTACCAAAATCTCAGAATATCTACATAAGCAAAAATGCCGTAGTTTGATATTCTGTGCATCAATAGAGCAATCTGATAGATTGAATGTGTCCTCAGTACACTCCCAGAATAAGTATTCTGATAGAGTATTGAACCTATTCAATAAAGGAGAGCTTGATATAATATCAACAGTTAATTGCCTGAATGAGGGTGTTAATCTGGTTGATTGTAGAGCTGGTATATTTAATGTGATAAATTCCTCTGAAATACTTACCATTCAGAAGATTGGTAGAATCCTAAGGCACAAACAGCCAATAGTGATAATCCCCTATTATATGGGTACAAGAGAGGAAGAATTGGTAAATAAGATGCTTGAGAATATCAAGCCTGAGAACATCAAAACAATATTTAATCTAAATTCAATCAAGTTATGAAATTTGTAATTGATACTGATGTAATAGCTCAAGAGGGCTATGCTATTGGAGATTTCCTGATGTTGTTGGCACTCTATTATGAGTGTCCAATAACTAAGGCCACATATCTCAGAAACTACGAGAAAGGCAATATAGACTGTTTTAAAGGCTTTGACCTTGAAGGTAATCTAATAGAGCCTAAATGCAATGAGAACACAGTAGATGTCATTGAACGCATAATTCTCAACAGTGAAATACAGGAGAAGAATGCCAAGGGTGAAGACAGATATTTATCTCTTGCAAAGCAATTGATAGAACTATATCCTAAGGGCAAAAAGCCAGGCACTAATTATCAGTGGAGAGATTCTGCTGCAATAATCAGTAAGAAGCTAAAAGGGCTTATAAAACGCTATAATTGCAAATTTACGGATGAACAGGCAGTAGAGGCTACTACAAGGTATATTCAGTCATTTAATGGTGATTATACTTATATGCAGCTCCTAAAGTATTTCATCAGTAAAAGGGTGCAAGTAGGTGGTGAAATTGAGGAAAATTCTCAATTATTAGCCTTTATAGAGAATCCTGAGGAAGCAGCCAGCAAAGCTCAAAATTGGAATGACGAATTAGTATGAGCAATTAGTTGTAGATTCCTAAAATGAGTAGTCTTAGAGAACGAATAATAGAAAATCTTCATAAAAGGAGAGATACTGTTATTAATGGTAAGGTAAATTGTATACCTTTGCCGTTCAAGAGATTCAAGAATGAGTTTCCTGGAATAGAAAGAGGCACTTACTATTTGGTGAGTGGCCCTACTAAGTCAGCAAAAACTCAGATAACCAATTACCTATTTGTATATAATACTGTTCTTTATATGTATTATTATCCAGGAGTAATTGAAGCTAAAATCAGCTATTATCCTCTTGAGGAAACCCCTGAAGCCATCACCCTGAGATTTATGGCTTTCCTATTAAATCATTTATATAAGGTGAGATTGAGTCCTACAGACCTAAAATCCACCAATAATGAGAAGCCTCTTGATGCAGCAGTATTAGAGCTAATGGAAAGAGATAAATTCAAGGAAATAATGGCTGTTTATGAGAAAGTAGTTACATTTTATGATGACACCAACGCAACAGGTATCTATAAGAATTTTAAGAACTATGCCGAAAATAATGGAACCACTTATTATAAAACAGTTAAAACTAAAGATGAAACAGGGAAAGAAATTGAGAGAAAAATATTTGATTATTACGTACCTAACAATCCTGATGAGTATTATTTTATTATTGTAGACCATATTTCACTATTGGACACAGAAAGGAATAATGGTATTCAGATGGATTTAAGGGCTTGTATGATGAAATTATCACAATATATGATTATAGCCAGAGATAGATATGGTTATATTCCAGTGGTAATTCAACAGCAAAGTATTGAAACTCAGTCTCTTGAAGCATTTAAAGCTAATAAGATTAGACCAACAGTTGCAGGTTTGGGCGATAGCAAATATACAGGTAGGGATTGTAGCTGTATGATTGGTATAACTAATCCTTATAGTTTTGAGAAACCAGAATATTTAGGATATGATATTACAACCCTCAAAGACCAATTCAGGGTTTTAGAGATTGTCCTAAATAGAAATGGTAGAGCCAATGGGCTATGCCCAGTACTCTTTGATGGTGCTATAAACGCCTTTAAAGAGCTTCCTTTGCCTAATGACCCACATATTAATAATGTGTATCAAGGCATCAAAAACAAACAAAATTTATTCTTTATTTATAAACAACAACTTAAACGCAAATTAAATGGCAAACATTTGTTTAATTCTCGGAAAATCGGGAACAGGTAAATCAACAAGCATCAAAACTCTTGACCCCAAAGAAACAGTAGTATTTAATGTATTGAAGAAAAGATTGCCTTTCAAGGGTAGTCAGAAACTCTACAACAAAGAGGCTAAGAATCTATTTGACCTTGATGATTATTCTCAGATTATCACCTATTTAAAGGCTATTGATAAAAACGCTTCTCATGTTAAGAATGTCATTATTGATGATGGCACTTATATTATGAGAAAAGAGTATTTCAGAACTGCTAAGCAATCAGGCTTTGGTAAGTATACAGATATGGCTGCTCATTTCCAGAATATCATTGAGACTGCTGAGAATATGAGAACTGATATCAATATATTCATAGTTATGCACTGTGAGGAGGTTATATCAGATAATGCTATTGTTGGTTATAAGCCATCAACAGTTGGAAAATTGATTGATACCTCGTATAATCCGCTTGAAGTTGTACCAGTGGTACTATTTAGTGCTGTACAATTTAACGACAAAGGTGATGCTTCTTATGGCTTCTATACTCATAAGTGTATGCTTGGTAATATAGAAATACCAGCTAAGTCTCCAGCGGATATGTTTGAGGAGGATTTCATCCCCAATGACCTACACAAGGTGGTAGAATCTATGACAGAATATTACGGTTAATTAACAATTAAATTACAATTAAATTACAAACAAACAACATTATGAAAAATTTGAATAACAACGAAAAAGCAGCTATCAAACGTATTGCACGCTCACTTTATAATACTACATATAAGAATATCATCAAGCTCGAAGCCAAGATTGCTGAGCTTAGTGAGGAGCTTATCCAGCAAAAAGAAGTAATGGATAAGATGGATACAACTCCGTATATTACTAATAGTGAGTATAAGACCTTTGACCTCATTGAGCGCAAAGAAACATGGGTTAAGGATGCTCGTGGCAATGATGTAAAGATGGTTTCTTTTGATTTCAAGTATCCTGATACTATCTATCCTCCGATTGAAAAGGAAATTACTAATACTGAAGATTTGGAAGTTTCAGAAGACTTAGTTAATTTTGTGGATAAATTAGAGGAAGCGGTTGAGGAAGCTATCACAGAAGCTGTATCAGAAACTGCTAATATTGATGCAGAAACTGTGGTTGAGGAAAATCCAGTGGAAGCACCCAGTGTAGAGGTTAAAGCTCGCAAATACACTAAGGATGAACCAACTGATAATCCTTTCGCACTTTAAGATTAAACAAAAACAAAAACAGTAGGGAGGATAGCAATTCTCCCTACTTCAAAACTAAAAACAATAATTTAAACAATAAAAAAATATAAACTATTATGGCAATTTCTTCAGGTAAAACAACAAACAATTCTCAGAACTCATTTACTCGTTATATTGGTGTAGCTCCTTGCGAGGTATTAGCTATTAATCCAAATGCAGCCAAGACTAAAGAACTCTTTAACTATGAGCCTGAGAATGAACCATCATACTTTGGACAAGATGATAAGGGCAATCTAACAGCTCGTGTGACATTTGTGGTTAAACCGGCAATCAAGGATGCAAGTGGCAACAACTATCCTCCTATGACTGTAACTTTCTTCCTCACTAAAGCACCTCTGATTTCTCAGGCAGGAAAATGTAAGGTTATTGATAAATATGGTCGTACTGCGTGGGTAACTCAAGATGAATATAAGGCTAAAGCTATTCCTATGTATTCTAATGGCCCTGCAAAGCTGGATAGTGATTATAAGCCCTGTTATTCAGGTCAAGAGGAATTGACTAAATTCATTATCTCTTA